CACATCAACATCATTAGTTTGTGTCATAGTTTAAAAAGTCCCGCCATCGAGAGTATCTGTCCATTTTGGTATGCCAGCGGCATTGGTTGTAAGTACAAAGTTTGAAGTACTTATACCAGCAGCAGTGCCAGCAGCACCAACTTGCTTACCTGTTGTATCGAAGTAAACGATACCATTTCCAGTGGTGTCATAATCACCAGTTTGGAAATATATTCCTTTAATATCTAGGAAACCTTTTGTACCACTTACCAGATTATTTACGATTGTAGCATCAGGTATGTAAGTAAATGATCTTTCTGGTGCGTTACTTGCATCACCAGCTAAATCATGATATCCAAAGAAACCTTGTTTGTTGTTACCTGCACCTGCACTTGTATTGTAATTAAATGCTACACCACGATCAGTGCTTGTGTCAACATTTGATGTGACTGTTAGTTGAGTAGTTGTTGCAATACCACCAACTTGAACAGATCCGTTAATTGTAATTAACTTTTCAGTTAAATCATAAGTTGCAATAGTTGTACCAGAACCTATGTTAGTACCAGTTATACCATCACCTGTGTTTATACCAGCAGTTGTATCAACCTTGATTGTACTGACACCAGCAAGTGCTGTTGCCATTACAGTTCTTGTGCTAGTTGTAACACCTAAGTTAATTATTGGATCATTTAAGTTTACAGTGAATGAGTCAACTGTTGTAGTTGTACCATCAACTTGTAAGTCACCTTTAACAATAACTGTACCTTCATTACTTAAACCATCTGGATATGGGTCAATATACAGAAGATTACCATGTCCTTCTTTAGTTGAAATTATATTAGATGAAATACCAACACCACCCAATCTTGCATCTAAAGCAGTAAGTGTTCCTCCAGTTTGGAAAATATCACCTTGAAAAGTTGATACACCAGTCACTTTGAGGTTACGCATTGTTGCTTCATCAAAGAAGATATCATCTGCTACATGAAGATCTCCTCCAACAAATAAGTCACCAGTTGTTGTAACTACACCAACAAATGTAGATACTCCAGTAACTTTTAGATTACCACCTATATTAACACTCTTCTCTATACCTACTCCACCTTCAACTATAAGGGCACCTGTATCCTTTGTAGCAGAATCAGTCGTGTCTTCAACTAGGACTGCTACACCATTAAGATATGCCCAATCTGCATTAGTTGGAGAAGATACCTCTACTCTATTATCACCATCCTCATCATATTCTATTTTTACATCTTTACTATCACCAAAGGTAAGAAACGTGTCATCTGGAATAATTACTTCGCCTGTGCCATTAGGTGATATGAATAAATCTCCGTCTGTATTTGTAGTTGAAAGTACGTTTGAGTCTAATCTTAAGTTATCTACATTCCATTGATCTACTTTTCTATTTTGATCAACAATCGCAACAAATCCATTTGCAGCAGTTGATGCGTTAGCAGCACTTGCAACTGAACCTGCTGTGTTTGATAATAAATCTGTGAAATATCTACCACCAACAACTTGTGGATTACCTCCATTATCACCAACAAATAATCTATCACCACTATTTCCTTGTGTACCAGATCCACTCAGCGTTACACCAAGTTCACCAAATTGTAAAGATGATGGTGCGGATGTACCAGTCGATCTTTTTACTCTTATAATACTTGCCATCTCTAGAAGCTACCTCCGTTTATGTCCAAATTCTGTGTTGCACCTGGAGTCAACTCCAAAGTTCCAGTCCACTGGCCAGTGGTGCTGTTGTACACTAAAACCATTCCATTCTGTGGGTTACTGGCGTTCACATCACTTAGTTCACCAATAGTTCCTGCTGAAGAACCTGCTAATGAGGACGTAACCTTTATAGCATTTTTTTGACCTACCCTTACTTTAATGTCTGCCATTATTTTGTAACTCCCTCTCTAACTAAAACAGCACCCTCTAAAACTCTAGTAACTTCACCAGATGTGTCTGTGATGAGAACATCATACATGAATCTACCAGGTTTTAGTGTCGATGTTTGACTTGTTGTAAGACCAACTCTTATCTTTCCAGCAGTTGCATTAATGATAGAAGTTTGAAAGTCAGTTGCTGTGCTACTACCAGGATGCTTTCGCATCTGTGCAGCTGCAGTGAAACCAGTCAAATCTGTAGCAGAGTTTGTGGAAGCACTTTCTAAAGTAAAAATTTGAGAAAATGTAGTTCCAGTATTAACAGTTAGATTACTTACGTAAACTGCCATTTAAAAACAATATCAGGATCTAAGATATATTTATATTTAATATAATCCGTCTACTTTTCTACTATCATTCTTAGTAAATTTTTTATTTCTTCAATATCTTTTTTCATACCATCTATCTCTTCTCTTTGACTCTTTCTTTGATTTCTAGTTTTTTTATATTGAGAATATCCAAGACTATCAGTATTAATGATAGCCCCAGATTTTTCATCTCGATATAAGTGTTTGTGTCCTTCTACTGGTATCATGCTAATGCTACAACTCTAAGATCCTTTAATCTAGGTGCAAATGCTTCATTAGTTCCACTGAATACAATTTTAATTTTAAATCCAGTAAATTCTTCTAAATCATCAGCAGTAAATTGATAATCTCTAAACACACCTTCTTCACTTGCAGGAACAAATGAATCTGCTCTACCTGTATTTTTAGTAATGTCTATGACTTGATCACCAAATCCATCACCATCAGTATCATTCATGTTATCAAAACCAGGCATTAATTCGTATGCAAGTTCGGTATCAGCACCATCTGATCTGAATAATTGATACAATACACGGAAGTCAGCAGATGAATCACGATAAGCACCAACAATAACTTTTAGAGATGTTGCTGCATTTTTAAGATCAACTCTTTCACTAATGTAAACTCCTGCATGAGGATCACCAGATGTTCTGTTAGATCTATCATCTTTAACAAAATCTGAAATTGGTGTATTTAACCTAGATCTTTCATAAATCATAGTTCCATTCATAGTATCTAATATTGGAGATAAATTAGGATTTGTTGTTTCAAATATCACTCCAATAGTAAATGATCTATTTAAAGGCATTTCAGTCAATCTAGTAGTTTCATTAATCCTAGAGCATACAAGTCTAGGAGTATCAAGTCTATTTCTTTCATTCAGGGTTATATTTTCATAACCTTGATCAATAAATGGCACTTCTCCTCCACCAGCACTTGTTCCAGAAACAGTTCGTATTTGTGATTCTATCGTTGTACTATCAGCAGGAGTGAATACATTAAATTGTGGAATAATTTGGTTAAATTGATAATTTTGTGAAGCAAAAATATTACTTCCACCAACATTTTGTTCACTTACAAAACTAACTTGACTATCACCACTTGTTTGTGCACCTCGATTTATCTCAAGATAATATTTGTCAATGTCTTTTGCATCAGATAGTGCAGTAGTAGTTGGCATATTATGATCAGTGTTAATTTGTCTTAAATCAAAACCATTAAGTTCATATTTAAACGCACTACTATTGACATCATGAGTTCTTACAACTGTACCATCAACACCTCTAGTTCCAATGCCTAAATTATCGACACCAATACTATTATAGAAAATTATCTCACTATTAACTTTAAGATAACCTTGAGATGTTGAAATTCCATTGTAAGTTGCAAATTCAGATGTACTTGCCACTGAAATAATTTGATCCTGTACGTCTATTGAGTTTGTAACAACAATTGGATTTGTGTCAGGTAAAACATCTTCGATAGTCACTAAATTTGTATCTGCAGTCATACCATGATTGTAATGATCAACTTCGATTACATTTCCAGTAAACTTGTCGTCATAAGTAGCAGATGAAGTTATAGTTGTGCTTCCATAAGATGTAGCAGTTGAACCTTCATATACTACAATTGGTTGTCCTGAAGTAAACTCTTCACCCTGAACATTACTTAAGTATAAAGTTCCTGTTCCGTTAGTAGCTGATACTGTAATTTGTGCATCAGATCCTTGTGTAACACTATTGGTTGTTATACCAACAACATCACCAACAGCATATCCATTTCCACCAACATTACTTGTAATTGAAACAGATGAAACTTGTCCAGCACTATTAGTAGCAACAGTTGCAGTCGCACCAGAACCATTACCTGTTATTGGAAATAAAGGAACTCCATTATACGTTTGACTTGGATTAAAACCTGTTCCACCATTTGTAACAGCAAGAGTTTGTATTGGTCCACCAACTCTTTCAATGAATCCTTGTATCGCAGTAGCAGATGTACTATCACTAACCTGTTTACCTATTGCTAAATTTGCAACTGATGATGCATGAGTGGTAGTTTGAATACCAACTTTTAATTTTCTAGGTAAAGTTTTGATTGCGTTTGGAGTTAACCTTCTGATAATTGCAGAACGTTTTTCCATTTTTGGATTATAGAAGTACGCAGTTCCTGTTGTTGCAGTAAACTGTGCTTTATATAATCTAAATTTAAGATCTTCAAACTGAGATGGTGTCCAAATTGTACCATTTTGTGATTTAAACAAACTACCACCAACATACTGACGAGTTACGATCACAGATTCAGCATCAGGTAAACTTTGAGTATTAACAGTTCTCTCACCCATTTGAGCAATCCATGCTTCATACTCATTTGTTGTAGGTGCTAATATTACAACTGCATATTCAGTGTTTGGTTCTAAGTATACAGGTGATTTAAATTTAACATTTGTTGCAACCTCTGCGTTATTAGAAACATTAATGTCATCTGGATGCACAACTACACGAGCATAATCCTGTAAGACTTGATTAGTTGGAATACCTAATTCAACTGTTCTTAATTCAACTGTTAATTTTTCTTCTGGATCTTTATTTCCAAAGAACAAATCAATAGATGTAATAAAGCAACCTGTGTCATCAGTTGTAAATGTCTGTGCAAGAGGGTCAACTGGTTGTGGAGGTGGTGGTGGTCTTCTAACAATAATTAACGTGTTACGATAAGTATCAACAAATCCTGTTGCACGATAAGTTGTTTCTCCTGCACTCAAACTTACTGTTAATCCACCAGGATTATTTTCTCTATTTGTTGGACTTGTCGTTAATCTAAATGTGCTTGTTCCTGTTCTAAATCTTAAGGGTGGTGGAGGTGATGCTAAAGGATCACGGAAGAAGAATGAACCTGATAAATCTCCAAAAGTATCAGCAACTAATCTAACATTTGTTACCTCTGCTTGTGCTCCACTTGATCTTCCTAATACAGTTATTCCACTTCCTGTTGGAATATATCCAAAGAATCTTCCCTGTGCTTCATCTGCTAATGAATTAACATCAACATTTAATACGGTGGAGGATGCTGAATATACAGAACCTAATGCAACTGAAGTATTGTATGGATTAGCATTAAATGTTTCAAGTGGTTCAAGTATATTTCCTCTTTTATGATCTGATTGTGCCAATCTAAATGTAGAAACATTAACACCAGTTGAATCAAATACATCTACAACTTCACCTTTTTGGAAAATACCATTCACCATATTAATTTCAATTAATTTGGGAACTATATCAATACCACTAGTGCTATCGAAAAATGGATAGAACCTTGCAACTGGTCTTAATCCTTGTGTATGGAAAACAACGTTTCTTGATCTTATATGAGTATCAGGAACACTACTTGTTCTAATTGTTTCAACAAATGAACCATCAAAACCTCCTGTTATTGTTCTTTCACCACCATCAACTTGAATATTTCTAACCCAAGTATCATTTCTAGGATTAAGATCAATAATACCAGTGAAGTCAATCATGTTGAATGGGTTAACATTCTCAACTCTTGATGCTAATGGTTGATCTAAGAAAGTAGTCTCGGTGTAATCTAGTGTTAATATATCACCTGTTTTTCTAATATTAGGATCTAGTAATTCTAAATCTTCTGAGAAATCTGCAGTATCAACATTAGTTGAAAGATTAAGTGCTATTTCTGGTTGAATTGACCAAAAATCTAATGGAACATTTAATTCTTTATTTGCAATATCAATCGCACATTTATTATCAGGATTATCTCTATCTAATAAATCAGTGTTTTTGAAATCATCAACAAAAAACCCTGTTTTAAATCTTGATAATCCATCAACATCCTGTACTTGTAAAGTCTTGGTGTCTAATTCAAGCAAACTAAGAGATGTTGTTTGTTCTAATACATCAATTCTACCTTCAAGTAGTCCAATGTCCCTCATTGTATATCGAACATTGTCAACCACTTTAACAATAGCATCATCTGGATCATAGAGATAAGCAGGTAATTCTATTGTTGCAATCTCCATTGCATTTTCAATTATTGGAGGTGCTTTAGGTGATAAATTAGAAGTTCCTTTTATGACAGACGCATTTCCGAGAGTATCTATAACCAACTTATCTGTTCTTGGTAGATAGAAATTATATCCTATAATTGAACTTTCATTGGGTTTTACAATAAATGGTGGGTTAACATTACCAGCAGCACCAAATAATCTATTTTGGAATGCAAATGGTGACTCAGCACCACTATATGTTGTAACTCTAGGTCTAAAGTCAATGGTATCAGAAGCTCTTAGACCATCTTCCAATTCTGGTATATCTGAACTAAATCTCTCTTCTGGGTATGAAGCAACACTATAAAAGTCTCCAATATCATTTGTAGGAACAGTGAATGCATCATATACAATTAATAATTTCTTAGTTGCAGGTGGGAAATTCTGTTTTCTAACTAATCTAGAATAATCATAGAATTGTTCTCTTTGTCCCTTATCAAGTTCATATCTATTTGTAATATTTAAGAAACTACCGAGGGTTATGTCTTGTAAAGAAGTTATGATAGCAGACTCCTCAAAATCTACTGTCTCACCTATGGTGAATTTAGTAGGAGTTAAATATGCAATTTCAACTTGGGTGGCAGACAATTGTGCTGTAATTTGTGCTACTGCACCAGTTGTTCTACCTAATATTTTTTCACCAAGAATTGTTGCTGTGTTTAAACTTAATCCATCAGGGAATGTAAATTTATCAAGTATAGGTGAATTTGTGTCAACAGATTCAAATACACCAATAACTCTTGCAACATCAGGTATATTGAATGATATTTCTTTATCTTCAACTCTTAAACCATACGCAGTGCTTCTCTCCATACCACTTGCAGTTGTATTAATTCCAACAGCTGTTTTAAGTATTTCAATTTTTTGACTTCTAATATAATTTTTTTGTTTACTCTTAAGTGCTTGTTTTTTAAGAGTTGTTGATACAACAACGTTACTTTCACTAGCAGTTAATCCATTAATTGTTACTGTTTGACTATCAGTATTAAGAACTACTTGATCATTAGTTAAAGGTTCTATAGTTCCATCTGAGTAATGAACAGAGTATCTTTCTTCATCAAATGCTTCATAAAAAGCACTTCCAATTCCACTTGCTGCTAAATCGAAAGTAAGAACTCCACTACCATCTGTTGATTCACCTGTAATGTTAGTTCCTACAACAAGATTTGCGGTTGATAAATTAATATCTGATACGTTATCATTACCTATACGGGCATATAAACCTTTATTTTCATTAAGATTAATATTTGGTACTCCAAATGAAAACGTAGGGGTTACAGAAGCACCAGTGGGCAATGCACCATTACATATACCAGTTACATTTTGCACTGCTGCTAATGTTAATGTGATTCCATCCGATGATACGTTTGTTATTCTATTAAATCTTTCAGTTGTTTCTCCTGGTAGTGTATATCTTACAATAGTGTCTGTTTTAATACCTGCAAAACTCTTACCAGCACATGTTGCGATACCTGCAGCATTTATATTAAGAACATCAGATACATTGAATCCTGTTGGAATTTTACGATTTAATACTGTGTCTGCAACAAAATCACTTGCATATCCACTTAATGTTGATGCATGTTGATAAACAGATTTTACATCTTCAACACCAAAAATTCTAACTGTTTGAATTGAACGTGATAATTCTGGATCTTCATTTATAATGATACCTTCACCAGCAATGAAAGAACCAGTAACTTGTGTTAATTTAATAATAGTGCTACCACCACCAGCTGCAGTTGCATAACCAGTAGCACCACTGCTTATTCCTCTAACATAAGAGGCATCAGGCATTTGAGCATTGCTAACTGCTGAATTTAAAACAAGTCTTGTAAATGTCTGTATGTCAAATAAATGCAATTCCCACTCACTTGAATCATCTACATAAGCAGCATTACGAACATTAAATGAATAACATCTTGCTTGTCCAACCAATTCACCAGTACCAGCAGTATTTGAACTTGTTCTTTGATTGTATAATTCTACAAATTTAGAATCGTCTTTAATGTTAGGTGCTGGAACACCAAAAACATTATTAACTCTTAAAATAGTTCCCATTTGATATGGAACTAATGATGCATCAACTACTTGTTTTTCTCTTGGTTTTTCTACATCAATTATATTTGTTCCTGTTAATTCAATATCATATCCTTTAACATATGCCTTACCAGCAGATATTTTAACGCACATCAAATCATCAGATGGTGTATTTTGCTGATCTGTTATTTCATTTGATTTAAATATACCTTCATTAGATAATCCATCATTTAAAGAATTTTTAACTTGAACATCAAATTTTTGAACAGAATAATGACCCGATTCATCAAATGTCCTTTCTGCAAAGTAATCTCTAATTAAGGAATATTGTGATTTAGTAACAAGTTTCTTTATTTCACCATCATCAATTCTTAAAAGTTCAATAAAGTTTGTATCATTGAAATCTGTTAAACTCTTTTTAGCAAGAGTTGTGGTGATTTTTAACCTATCAGCACCTGGTGCAGCAAAATTTGAGAATCCTCTTGCATTATCATATAGAGAATCTTCATCTTTGGCGGTGACTAACTGCTCATCAATATTAAGACCAACTCTATAAGAAGGTGTATTGGAATATGGATCTAATACAATTTTATCTGTAGATACATCTACAAAAGTTCCTCTAATAAAATATGTTCCAGATGATATACCAACAGCAGATCCAGTTGATGAAGCATTTGTATCTACAAGAGTTAATACGGTTTCACCTTCATTAACAGCAGTATTTCCATATACAAATGTCGATTCGGTTATTAATGTCTCTCCATCAGTTAAGGTAGATATAGAATTATCTGGTCCTGATTGCAAATATCTAACGTATATTGTTAAATTAGTAACATCATTCTCAAAACTAACAAATTCAAAACTATCAATTGTTATTATTATACCCGATTGTTCTCCTCTTAATCTTAAACCTACTAATTGCTCTAAGTATAGAGATACTGGAATCCCTAAATGACTATCGTTTACTTTTACTGAATAATATTGTGAATCGTAATTAATATTACCAGGTATAACCATAGACCCATCTTTAAAGATGTGACTACCAAATGTTTCAATTTGATTTTGTAAAGAAGATTGAAGAGTTGTTAGTTCTCTTGCCTGTACAGGGAATCCTGGTTTAAATAGGACTCTGTAAAATTTATCTTCCTTATTAAAATCATCATAATAAGGACTTATATTTAAATTCGTTTTTTGTGGCATTTTTTAAAATTCCAAGATGATTTTAATGTCTTCCTTTTGTCTAGAGTTTCTAGTAATCAATGGACGATTATCTAAGTAAATTATTTCACCCGACCCTTTATTTATCTCAGGTGAAGCAAGACCATTTGTAAAATTGACTCCTAATGATATAACTTTATTACCAGTAGGATTGGTACTGATACCAGTAAAGTTTTGATCCACTGTTGCAGTGAATCCACTTGTAGGTGCAATTATACTTTCAGCAGATGATTCAAATGATAAAACCTTTGCTTCAGTTGTAATTCCAACATAGTCAGTTTGATCTCCTGTTGTCTGATTGAAGTATAGGGATCTATCTTGATAATACTTAATTACATTGGTATCAGTATCATAAGAAACAATATACCCCTCTGCTGTTCCTCCAGTTACAGTTTGTTGTATTTTTTCACCAATTGTTGGAGTACCAGTTGGTGATATAATTTTAACTGCATTAACTGATGAAAAATCATTAGCAGTATATGTAGATGTTGATCCTATTGAGGTTGGATTTTTTATAATACTTATTTGTGCAAATTTTGTGTCAGTAGGAAAATCTTTTGTAGAATCATCAAACCTTGCATAAATTAAAAGTTTGTCTGTTCCTAATTCTTTATATAAATCAAATCCATGACCTTTTGAAGGTGGTATGATGGGTATTAACTTTGCATGATTTCCAACTGATACTCCAGAATTACCAAGTGGTCCTAAATCAACCATACCATAAGTGTAACCTTGTCCACCAGAAGACACGTTAGTTTTAATTATTTTACCATTACTATCGGTGTCAATAACAACTTTCGCACCACTTCCATCTCCAATAATATCAACTTCTCTACCAACAATATTTTGTGAGTATCCAAATCCCTGTTTATCTATATAAACTTTTTTAATTTGGTTGTTATTTATTGTTGAGTCACCATTTTCACGAACAGATTGTATTTGTGTTTCCGATGATGTAGGCCAATCACCTGGTACAGAAATATATTCAGTTGAATCAAATTTAATAATATCACTTGGAGGAACTGTAAATAGATATTTCCAAATGTATCCATCTCCACTTTCACCTGCTCTTGATGGTTCTAAATCTGTAAATAGTGGTTCATCTTGAGATGCATTACCTGTAGTGCTTATTCCTGATGATCCATTATCAATACAAACATAAACATCAAAGTTTTTATTCATTACATAATAATTTGATGCATATAATCTTGTTGAGTTTGTTACTGGTGAGGGACTATTGACACTATAATCATGACGATACATTTCATATCTCGTTCCCTGTGTCCAATTTCTTCTTGTTATTAGTCTTCTTACATTCGCAGTAGTTACCTTCTTACCAAATATCTGAGTATCACCTGCGTGATTCATATAGTTGATATTATCAGTTGGGTTTGGTGTATTTGTGTTCCATGCGGTGGTTCTACCAAAACCTACTGCAAGTGCTGGATTAGCAAGACCAACCACAACATAATATGAATTAGCAGAGTTATCTACAGTCTCTACGAAATTATTTGCATTTAGAATTCTAAATTGATCTGTTACAATTGCAGCCATATCATTAGCTTTTTTCTATATTTATACTACCCAAGATCCTTTCTTAATGAACCAGTGTCTCTAAGACCAAAATCTCTTCTCTGAATAGATGGGTAAGTTGTTAATCCAGAGTCTATTGTCAACCCAGTAACCCCGATTGATATTGGATTTTCTCCTCTAGTGAATCCTGATAGTCTTCCCCATGAGAATCCACCAATCGCAGTTCCAAGTCCAACAGAAGTATCAATACCTGTGGTATTAACACCAGTCATAATATTGCAAGTAATAATACCAACACCTTCATTAAATGCATTAATAAAGTAGATGTTGTCAACACATGTAGTCCCTGTAGCAACAACTGTGGAGTTGTCACTAACAACAGAAGTTACACCATGACCAACTTGTGTCTCAAATATGTATATAGGATAACCTTCTTTCAAATCACTAAGTGAAGAATTTGGGTTATTTGTAAGGTCTGCATTTAAAGTAAATTTAAGTGCAAGAGGATGACCTATACCATCAGTAACCGCAACACCTACGATATCACCATCAAAACCCTCTACTGTTGTTATTGTATCAATATCCTCCTTAACAGCATTTGGTAAAGCTGATAAAACTTGAGGAACTGCTGATCTTGTATATCCAAAACCAGGATTTGTTATTGTAGTAGATGTTATAACACCATTAGTTATTGTTCCTGTAGCAATTGCTGTTGTACCTACACCAACACCAATCGCATGAGGTGCTGATATAGAAATCGAGGTTGTAGAACCCACATAACCACTACCACCATTTGTGATAGACAATGATGAAATTGTACCAGCAGCAGAAACAACTGCGGTAAATCCAGCAGCAACTGGGTTTGTTGAACCAACTATCAATCCACCAACACTACCTACAACTAAACTTGAGAAATCCTCTTCATAGTTAAAGAACCTTGCATTATCAACAAATAATTGTGTTCCTGTGGTAGTTACATCATCAATTATCTTTGCGGTTGGATAAACTTGTGATTCAATTGAATCTCTAACTTTTGATACTATTTCACCATTTACTTTCTTATCTACTTTTTGTTTTGTCCAACTAAGTGGTTTGAAGTTTCTTTCATCTACACCAAGTTCTGTGTATAAGTTAGTTTCTACTTCATCAGATGCAGAAATTGCATAAATTGTTCTCTGCTCCTGTGTTGTAGTAATTCCTGAATTTTCTTTAAATACCTGAACTACATCACCTGTTTTAATTGTTGGTGATACGGAGGATCCAGCAGCAACTTGTACAGAGTCAACACCTGTAGTTCCTTTATAGAAGTAAATATCAATTATATCTTCAGGATCAGGTGCTTGTGCAAATTCAAATGATGTACCTCCATCAAATGTATATGCCTCACCAGGATCTTGAACAACTCCGTTGATGAATATTAGTAATAACGCATCTAGATTTATAAGTGATGAATCTGGACTATCTTGATCTACTTCAAAACTTAATAAGTTTGCGTTAAAAACTATTGGGAATCTCTTTCTAACACCATCTTGCAAATCTTTTATTGAATCAATGAAATCAAACTCTCCAAAGTTCCATGATGAATATTGATCTCTGAACACATCAAGAACTGTTAATTCAAATTCAGATACTAAAGAAGACAATCCTTTTGCTGTAACTAATCCAACTGGTTTGAATACATCACCAACTTTAAAGTTATATCCATTATTTTCAAGAACAAAATTATTTACTGTAAATTGAGTTGATCCTATGCCAACTGAGGTATTTGCTGCACCAACTTCTATAGTTAATGTAGCACCTGTTCCTGTATCAGTTGTTGAACCTATACCTCTTCTTGATACACCAGTGATTGGTAGATTTGAGTAAGAAGGTGTTGGTATTGTAATGACTGGATCTGTATATCCTGTTCCGTTACTATCAATAGTAAATGATAATGATCCACCTGCTCCGACTACAACAGATACAGATGCACCAGATCCAGAACCAGATCTATCAGTTACAGCTACTGAAACTGGATGTCTATAACCAGAACCAAAAGTATTATCTGCCTGATATTCAAAAACTGTACCTGAACCAACATAAGCATGAGATACTGTACTTGTACCTACATTAGTTGTAAATGTTGTTGTGGATAATATTCCAGTAACACTATATGATCTGTTTGTTTCAATTCCTAGAACAGGATTGAATACTAAACCATCTAATCTAACAAACTCATTAATATTTCTAAAATTATGATTTGTAGATGTTGTAATTTCTAATTGACCAGTGGAATTATTAAATGACGCAGTTGAAATTCCAAATGTTTGTCCAGTGGTTGGTACTCCAACAATACCTATGATTGATGTTCCAGCACCTGTGATTGCAGATACTTTTGCACCCTCTAGTGGAGCAACACCTAATCCACCAGTTGATCCTAACGAAACAATTACACCACCTCTTGGTAATTGGTTTTGATTAACATCAACATCACTAATAATCTTTGTTCCATTAGCTGATGTAATTCCAGTAAACACTACATTACTTGCACCACCTGATTCTGCAAATTCATAATTATTACCTAAGTTATTAAAGGTAGATGGTGTTTGGAATATTCCATTAAGAAGAAGTATACTACTACCTGTTTGTATTCCTGCTGTACTTGCACCACCAACTTTTACTGGGAAAGTGGCACCAATACCTGTGAAACTATCTGAAATATCATCAAAAATTGTATTTGTACTATAGTCTTGTCTTAAATAGACTCTACCATTAAATTTAGATCTTACAGGATCAACATTCGATGCTGTTTTCTGAGTTGTGTTAGTTCCTCTTGGTGGTTCAGTAAAATGAATTGTGCTATCTACAATATTATATCCACCAGAGAATAATCTACTTGTTGCTCCTGCAGTATGACTTGTAGCAGCAGAACCAATAGAACCTCTCTCAACAACTAGAAGATTTACTGAACCAGATTCTGATATTGGTCCAACTGATGTGGTTCCTAAACCAACATTCGTAATCTTCATAAATTCATTATCAACTTTAATAATATCACCTGATGTGATTGAAGATATTCCTGTAACACTGAATGTTGTAGCACTATCAGTAACTGCAAATTCCAAATCAGTTGTTATTGGTGTAAACGCAACTGGAGATTGTATAACACCATCAATTGATAACAATGCCTTTTCATTCTTTTTAAACATCTCAAATTCATGAGCATTTCCAGTGCCAGTGCCTGTAAATGTAACCGCAACACCTGCTAAAGCATCTGGATGTGATTTAGCAATTTTAAATGTATCTTTATTAATTCTTATGGCATAAACTTCTGAACCTAACGTACCACCAGCAGTTGCTATACCAGATAAAGTTATGCCTGTAAATGTTGATCCTGGTGAATATACTAACCTCTCTCCTGTTTCAAAGAAGTGATCAATTATGGTAAAGACACCAGTTGATGCATTTAGAGTTGCAGAATCAGATGGGTTAAATTGTTTTTGGAATATTGGTTTTGAATTACTTTGTAAAGCAAAACTTGTTTTATTTGATCTAGAACCATTAATTGCATCGTATTGTGCAAATGATAATGATTCAGTCACAGTTCCATATTGTAAATCTGGTGGTATGTTTAGTAAATCTGTTTCAGAATAGAATGCTTCTGTGAAAGTTTGAACTTGTACACTATTAGTTCCACCACTATATAAAGGATCTGGATGGAAGTTAAGATTTAAATCATTACCTACAATTGTTGATGAGAATGTACCAATACCAGATGTACTTCCTATTGATAAGAATGGATATTGAGTTGTATGAGTGTCAGTAGAATCATGTGCAACTAAAACTCTATGAAGAGCACTTGTAGAACCACTTGAAACTCTAACAAAACCTTGAAGTGACGATATTACGTTTTCCGTAAATGTAGCAATAGTAGATGCTGTTGAAACATTTGAAAAATTAGATTCAAATCTACTTGTTCTCTCTGTTCCATCTAATTGTCCAGATAATTTAAATCTATATGTTCCTATACCTGCAGCGGTTGTACCAATACCTATGACCCTTGATCTTACTAGAACTTCATTTGCCTGATCATTTTCAAAATTTAATGATAATACATTTGATTCGATACTTGAAATAAATGTTCCGATAAAGTTAGATGTAGGACCATCTTCAGTATCAGCATAAAACTCAGATATGAATGAATTTGTTCCATCATGAGTTACATACAAATCTACAAAATTAGTTTGTTCTGTTGTAACATTGTTAACCTCAATTGATGCAAAGAAACCATCTGTATTATTAATATCACTTGAAATTATAAGTGATGTAGTTGCTGTAGAAACTGTTGTGTTAATACCAGATAAATTAACAAAACCAATTGATTGAGTTCCTATTCCTGTTAGATTAGTATTGTAGGAAGTTTCAAGTATTTTTAAATCATAATCATTATTTTCTGGATCATCTGGTGTAAAGTTAATACTAATATTACCAGAAGTATCAATCGCACCTACAATTTCTCCTAGTTCTGATGGAGTAGTATGTATTTTTGCTCTTTCTGCAGTAAACACATCGTTATCATCTTTATATAAAATAATATCAGATAATTGTGTATTACTATTATTTGGATTTCTTACTTGTATTAAAAATGTTGCATATCTTGTATTGATTGATAAATCTAAGAATTGACTTAAACTTGATGCTGTATTTGAAAATAATCTACTTATATCATCAATTTCAAGAACTCTGTTTGTTCTACATTCAATATAAGGTGATAATTTTGTATTTCTTAGTTTGAGGAATTTAGATTTACCTTCAACTGTATCAATATCTAAAGCAAAATCAAAGTTATTGATAGTATCAACTCTCTTCTGATCAATAAAATCAAGAGCAAGAACATCTGTAAAACTTGAAGTTGTCACACCTGCACTTGTTGTTGATGTTATTCCTACATCTGCAAAGTTCTTAAGACCAGTGGTATGAAGTAATCTATTTACGGGATTTATTAAATCTTCATAGGTTATTGGACTTTTAACACTATATGATAAATTTTGGTAGTAATCATTATCAGGAGTTACTTGATAATCCTGATTTAATTTACCAATATTATCATTCCATCCTTGATCCTGTCTTAGTGAATAACTTATTTCAAATATACCACTATTTTTTGAAATATTATTAATTGTTGCTATGTTTCCAGAAACAAATCCTTTAATTAATTGTCCCGAAACTAAATTAAATGCACCAGGAACTATCTCTTCAATCTTGATTAATTCATTTGTAGACTCAGATACTTTAAGTTCAACTGGTACATATGAAGAACCAACAAATGCTAATAATTTTTCACCTACACTAAATTTAGATATTTCTTGTGTAACTTTAAATACTGGATAATCATTTTTACTTATTATAACACCAAATGAATTTTGTGTAGTTTTTGCTATACCTGCGTTACTTGTAAATGGTGATAAATCAAATTCAATTGTTGCTGGATTAGTGTTATTGACTGCTGTAATCTTAAAGAATTTAAATCCATTATCTGCAGAGTTAAATCCAGTTCCAGTGGTTTCAAATTTTTGAAGTCCTTCAACAAATATTTCCTCATTTACAGAGAAAGGTGCAGTTGTAAATCCTAAAACAGGAGTAACAAGTGTGCATGTTGCGATACCTGATGATGAATTATATTGTAACTGACTTACTGTTGATCCATTACTATTATTAATAGCGAATATTTCATGAGTAATAGATTGTAAACCTTTAGGTGCTACAACAATATCAACTGTGGTTAATGAACTTCCATTTAATCTTCCTGCAATAATCGCACCAGATTGATCCTGAACACCTGTCACAGGATTCACAATAACCAAATCAGGAACAGTTGTATAGTTTTTACCACCATCTTCAACATCAATGGATGAAATTGTATTTGAATTTATTATTGATATTACAGGTGATACAAATGCTTCTGGTTTTAGAGTGGGATCAGATGAATATTCAAAACCTGGATTTAATATTCTAACATCATCTATTCTATTAATTGTCGTAGAATCTGGAAGTAAAGTTGCATTAGTTCCTTGAGTTGACGCAATACTAACAAAAGATGGTAAACTATCATACCCAACTCCACCAAAATCAATACCAACTTGATCTATAGGACCTTTAGCTCTGGAAGATTTAGTAGTATATTTTAGAACACTTGTTTCTGTTGATGCATAAGATAATTTTTCAGGAACCTGAGATAATGAAATACTAAAATTAGTATATGATACACCAACTACATGTGGAACATCAAAAATACTATATTGACCACTATAATCACTATCAATATAGTTTATTCTATTGTAATTCAATACATCAGTATCTGATGTGCTTATAAAACCTGATTTTTTTAAATTGTAATAGAGTGTTGGTGGATTATCATTAGAATAATTTAATGTTAGTGTAGCAGTTGAAGTTACTCCTACTGTACCAACCCCTATAACTTGTAGATTTGAAGTATTTCCTACGGATACAAATTGATTTTTGTAATCTTTATCATAGAAAATATTTAATTCATAACCTTGAAGTGATGTATGACCCAATCCAAAAACTAAATTATTATCTCTAAGAATTGATATCGGTGGATTTATTAATGAAAATTCATGTGTTCCACCAGTAGAACTTAACTCTATGACACTAGATGGATTGCTTGTTACGTCAATATAAGTTTCACCTAATTTAAAATTATCATCATCGACTTTGAAAACATAATAAGATTCATTATTTGACAGACCCTCTGATACTGAGTCTGATGAATATTTAATTTTGTCACCAGTTTTTAAATTATGATTACTAATATTAAAATTATTAGATGCAGTTGTAACTCCACTTGATGGGCATGTAATTGGATTTATTAATAAATTCTGTGTTTGATTATCAAATCTAAGATCTATTGATCCAGATGTACCTATTCCAACAGATTGATCGGATGTTAGGTTAAGATTAATAATATCACCATTAATCAAATTATGTGCAGTTGATAATGATACTACAGCATCAACACGTTGTAGAGTTCCTGTAATTTGTGTTGGGTTTGATTGTAAAAGATATTCAAAACTACTTGATCCAACCGTTGTGTCACCTACAAATGCTAATCCATTAGTTGAAGTTGTAAAACCAACTTGTGTTACTATTCCAACATAATCTTTTGATTTTCTTATTATGAATACATCTTCACTATTTCCTGAATTTGGTAATGTAAATGTAGAAACACCATCATCATCTGAAACTGTTATTCCATATCCTGATGCAGGTTTTGTTAAAGTAACTCTTTGATTTGTTTTAAATGGATGATTAGGTAAGAAAATACTATGAGTTGGTGTAGATACAACTTTTACAATATCACCTAAAGTTGATGTTGCTGTTGATCCTAAACCAACAACCGTACCAACACCTATGGATTCATGTGGATTAAAATAAATTAAATCACTTACTTTGGAATCAAATAAATCTGTTTCAAGTGGTATATTAAAATAACTAGGTATTAAACTAACTTTTGTTGATACTGTATGAACACCTGATACAGCACCTCTTTTTACTCTTAAAATATTATTTTCATTGAAGGTATTTAAAACTAATAGTTTTTCTGTTCCAATACCAATACTACTACCAACAGAAATATGTTCTGGTATATGTGAAACGTAAATATCAGTCACGATACCAGTTGTTGCAGAATTTGGAACTTCTTGATAAAGAACTGTTTGAGCAGTATCTATTCCTATTTGATGAGAACCTGCTAAACCTTTTATTAAAGATGTACTTAAACCAGATACAATGACATTATCAAGTCCATTTAAACTTGGAGCCGTAGAAATATAAGCAGCTACATGTTCTGGATTTCTCCACACAAAGACCACATTATTAAAAGTATCGACTGTTGTTTCAATTGAAGTTATTTCTTTTCCTTGTAATCTCTTAACAGATACACTTAATCCACCACCATTAGTTCCTGTATTGTTAAATATTGCAGAATCACCTATCTCATAATTATCACCAGTGTTTATGATATCAATAGAATCTATAGATCCTGATGAGGTTGATTCAACTATTGAAGATTGTTGAGTTATTTCATTTGATTCAATAATGAAATCATTATCGGCAAATTCATCAGATACCTTATACGGATAACTATTACGAATTAAATCAGAATTTACAAAATCAAAAGTATTTTGATTTACATTAAAGTTTTCTGTTGATGGGTCTGATCTGTAAGTTTCTCCAATAAAATATGGGAAAGAGGGTAATAGTGTATTAGTCTCAATCCCAACAAAATATGCATAAATTCCATTTGGATACTCTGGGGTTCTACCATATCTTCCATTATGAATATCTAAATCACCTGCGTTTGTAAATTTATAGTCTTCTACAAAAAATCCATTACTGAATCCAGATGGTCTATCACTAACATTAGATGGATCTAAAATATATCCACTATTTAAAATTCTTATTGCAGAATCATCATCATTTGGATCACTATATCCATAAGGTCCATATATTGGATTGCCATCATAAGCCCAACCAATAATAGGAGAATGTCCACTTCCAGTATCACCAAAAGTATCATTACCAATTTGTGTTGAGTACCCAACTATTGAATATTCTAACTTATTATTTGTTTCTACTAGTGCTTCATTACTATATCTTGAAAAAGTATTAACTACTAATCCCCTAGTGCTTGCTTCTAATTTTGCACCAGTGCCTGGAGGAACAACTTTTATATTAACTTTATCCTGTTGATATTGTAAACCACCTTCAAGTATGATAACTTCACTTATTTTACCATCACTAACAACTGCTCTTAGTTTTGCACCTAAACCAGTTCCTAATCCAACTACTTCAAGATCAGGAGCAGATGTGTATTCACGACCTCTTGTTTGAACTTCAACATATGATATTTTACCATCAGTTATGATTGGTTTTAATTGTGCTTCTTTCCCTGTCTTAACGTTAACTGTAATTGATTTTTCTAAATTAAGAATATCAGATCCATATCCTGAACCATTTTCATAAAGTAAAATATCGGTTATTGATCCTCTCACAACTGGTGTAGCTGTTATAATGCCCACAGATGTGTTTGCAAGTTCATATTTAATATTTAATTTAACATCAGGATATTTAAATACTTGGAATCCAGTTCCTTGATCTGAAAACTTAATATAATCTTTGCGTCTATACTCAGATGTAATTGTTCCACCAAGACCAGCATTAGCAATTCTAAATGCATTATCATTAACTTTTAAAACCTGATAAAAGTTTGAAGTTGTAGTAATACCAGTAGATGTAGATAATCCAGTTATATTTGTTGGTAGTGTTGATCCTATTCCTACCGCAGTTGAATATACAATTTTATCACCTTGATTAAATCCATGATTATCAAAATGAATAGTATTTGTTATTGTGTTTATTCCTGTTGGTTTAACAAATACTTGTCTATTTTCATAACCACTTCCACCATTTATAACTCTTACATCCTTTAAAGTTTTTTCTTCATTTAAAAGTCTAAATTTATGAACACCAATTTTGTTTGTTGTTGTAAATCCAACTGTATTAATACCTGCATTATAATCTGATAATGTCTGGAATAACTTTATAGTGGTTGGATTTATGACTGATGGATAGTATGTTGATGCATTTACTAAAGTTGTTGTACCCAATCCAACAACGGATGTCCCTGCATCATTACCCACTGTCCCTATTCCAAGAGGAGGGTTATTATTTCTATCATAAATTAGTGGTTGTCCACTTACAATATTATGTGCATTTAAAAATGTAATAGTTTCATCTACGTTATCAATTCCACCAGAATCTGTTAGTAGTCTAGCATCAAATGATATTTCTCTTCTTCTCTCCGATAACACTGGTTCCAAAATAGCACCAGATCCATTACCACCTTCTATGGTTATTGATACAACCCTATTAATATCAAAATCTTGTGGATCAATTTGAACATCTTTAACACTTCCAGTTATAACAGGTCTTATCAATGCGTTTGTGCTACCAGCACCTGGTCCTGATAATTCTATTGTAGGAGGTTTTATAATATCATAATTACTACCTCCGTTCAGTAAATTAACCTTATCTAAAGGACCAAAAAATATTTTATCTTCTGATTTATAATTTCTTATTTCAACTCCATTTATCAACATACCAGTTGTGCCTGGTGTTGTAACAACTGATGTAGAATTTGTAAGATTAGGATTTAAAGGAAATTTCTTTAATAGTTTTTGAGCAGCTATTTCCTGTTCGATAATGCCAACTAAAGAAAATGTATGAGTTCCAGAACCAGATGGTAGTGCTTCAAACTCTTCAAAGTCAGCTATAGGTATAAATGATCTTGATCTGTAAAGACGTATTTGGTTTGGATTGCTTAATACTTCAACAAAATATGATGCTTGTGGTAAATTTGGTAAAACTGTACCTTGAGCAGTGTAAAAAATCTCATCACCAGTTATAAATGGTACTGGACTTGGAAATGATAAAATACTATATTTAAGTGTGTTTGCATTATATCCAGACTGAGGTAATTGATTACCTGCTATCGCATTAGGTAGTATTGCCTTTGGTAATGATGCAGTAATTTGATATGATGGTAAAGAATTAGATGCAACATAAAAATTTGTATTTGATTCATTATATACATTTGTTATATCACTTGTTAATACATTATTTCCAAATTCTATGTCTGCTATTGCACTTGTTGCACGATTTATTACCCTTCTTAAGTCATATTCTCTATTTGGATCTGGGAATAATGTGATTCCTGGTTGATTTGTTAAATTATTAATTGAAATAGTACCAGTTGGTTCATCAATATTCCCTACAGTTCCTGTGGCTATTTTAGTTTCTTCATTTCTAAATAATACTTCAATATTATCTCCTACTTTTAAACTCGATTTATCAATATCTCTTGTGAACAGAACAATATTAGAACCAGATACACTTTCAATTCTAAATCTAGATGATGTATTATAAATCCATGAATTTGCAAATATTTGTTTTTTAGTTTTACCCTCTATAGGATTTGTTATCTTTTCACCAACATTTCTGACAGATATTTTTTCTCCCTCAGTTAATAATCGAATATCTGAAGTTGGAACAAATTTTGATAAGACTCCTGTTAATCTAATTTCTACTTTTTTGGTTAAATCACCATTTTCATAACCATAATAAAATTCATCTGATCTTAAATCATCAGAAGTTGATATATCATCAACAATATTCTCACAACCAAAGAATTGATTGACTGATTTATCACTATAAAAAATATTAGTGCTGATTCCAGACACTAAAGTTCCTGTTTGAGCAAATCCAACAGTAGAATCAACAGTTATTACAGAAGATCCTGCGGATACATTACCAATAACTTTTGTTTTGCCTGGTATATTAAAAGTTCCTTCAATTAAATCAACTTCATTAAATCCAACAAATAAAGCAATCTTATAATATACCTTTCCCTTTCGTGTTAAAGGTTCAACCTCGGATATAGAGGCTCTTGTTGCACTATCAGTTGATTTGATTATGGTTTGACCAACTAAATTTATTGGATTTCCAGATAATGCTTCTGCTAATACTATTTCTCTTCTAATATACTCTGCTGAAGATGGTTTTATTAAAAATTGCTCTAAATCTACAATTGTAGGAGTTGTATTATATAAAACATTAAATAAAATTCTAAATGACTCTTCTGTTCCTTTTGATTGATATAATGATTTTGAATTTTTAATAAAATTACTTACATCTAGATTATTGACAAAATTTACATTTTCTAAACCAGGTGTGAGTAATTGTTTTGTTTTTTTATAAAACTCTTTAAGAAAAAGTGCACTTAAATTAACTACAGTTGCATCATTGTCATGATTAATTGCAGATGAATCTGTAAATACCAATTCTGTCGGATTATTTTCTGCATGATAAGTTGTAATACCACTAAAACCACGAATACAACCTGTAAAACTATTAGTTGTGATTCCAGTATATGTTATAACTTCATTTTCAATCTTAAAAAGACCATATTCGTTTGGAAATCCTTTGGTACTAGTAACATTTACTGTGGTATCTGTTGTAGTAATACCACTTGTTAACTTAGTCTCTCCAACAACAACTTCAGGAGTTAAATTATCTAATTTTACATATTGATCTAAATTATCAGTAAGGTCAATTGCACCTCCCTGATATTCTTGGGAAATATAGTACTGCTTTAAAAAATCTACTGCCTTTGGGCTCTCAGATAAGAAAAACTCTGGGATTTGGTTTTCAATTATCTGTTGGACTTTGACTCTTTTATCAATTCCAGTGGTTATCATATTATCCTCTTACCAGTGCTCCATTTGCATAACTTGATGTTATCTTATACCCGACACCTGATATCTGTTCACCAGAAGTAATTGTGTCTTTAACCATATTTATAGTGCTATCACCAACAGAAAAACTCAAATATAAGTCCTTCAATCCAATGACATCATTTGATTCGGGGAATGCTTGAATTTCTATAATATTATTTGGTTTTATAGTTGAAGTTATGTTTACAGTTGAAATAATTACTTCACCATGATCATAATCAACAATTCCAGCTGATGCTACAACTAACTGATTTCGAGATAATTCAGTATCTCCTTTGACAATTGCTAAAATACCTCTACCACTTCCATCTAAAGTGCCATCACTTCTTTTGTTAGGTATATCAGTAAAATATAAAGTATCACTTTGACCCTGAATGGTAAATCCAGTACTTTTAATATTTTTACCTTCTGGATTAATATGAAATTTGTTTCCGTAACATAATTCATATTGAGCAAATGTATTTGTTAATGCTCGAAGATTTCTTCTAATTCTTACCCTTGTAATATTTGAAGTAATTGCATCATCAATATTATCAATAACATTTAATATTTTACTATATTTAAATCTTCCACCAAATTTATTAATATCTGTTGATGATCCATATGTAAGTAAACCATTTGTGATACTAGTCTTTAATTCTGATACTGTGGTAACTTTTGATGCATCATAATATACAAAAGAGTCTAATTCAACATATAATAGCTTAAGATCAAGTATTTTTTGATTTATACCCGCTAACGAATAACTCTTTAAGTTTGATAAAATTGCACTTTTATCAAAATCAGAGACAAACTCACCATTTTTTGGTTTTATTGTAATAAAAACTGTTCCAAACTCAGGTGGATCAAGTTCTTCTCCTCCCACAACTGATACTGACTCAGTATTTGGATATATTTGTTGTATTATTGACTCGTAATCCCTAGCTGTAACTGCCCTGTATTGCGATGAATACAATCTAGGTGCAAAATACTTAATTGAACTAATTGTCTCAATGTCACCCCCATTAGCTGCGGCTGAGATTGTTGCAACAATTGGTGTGGTTGATGGTAATTGTATTTGATTAGTAGATGATGTAACACTACCAGTATATTGGAATGATGCAGGACCATTTCCTTCAGTACCATCTGTGGTAATATAAGAAACTGTGATCACTGCATCGTTTTCTAATTTTTTACCAAATACACCATCCCCAAATAATAACTCATATCTCTCATCAGTTGTTTCTTGTATTAAATATGTTTCTGATATATCAGTAATGTTTAAAATATTATCTACTTTACGATATTCTCTACCTAAACCAGTATCAGATGCACCTTTTACGTAAACTTTAATGGTTGAAGTATCAATAAATGAATTTTCAAGTATAAATCGTTGATCTAAAGACCCATCAACTAGGAAATTCTTTGATAAGTAAGTTCCTTGATATATGACTATGTTATTAAATGATCCAGTGCTACTTATTATATTGCCATCTGCATCAGTTGCCTGTGTTGTTGCAGTTGTAATTGACTCTGGAATTGAAAATACGTATGATGAGTCATTTGATGCTCCTACACACACCAAACCTGCTTGAAGAGTAAGAGTTGGTGTGTTTGTAGCAGTTGTAATGTTAAAAGAAACTGTTGCTTGAGCAGCAGTTCTTGATCTTGGCACATATCCAATGTTTCTTGCAAGAGAAACAACGTTTTCACGTAATGTAGCAGAGTCTAAGAACGACTCATTCACAATCATGTTAGAGTTAAACGCTGTAATATACGTATTGTATGCTAAAGTATCAATTAGAACTGAAAAATTTGATCCTTCAAAGTCAAAATCGGTAAAATCTGAGTTTGCACGGAGATAATCTTTAATTGAAGTCTTGATTTGATCAAAATCTAAATTAGTAAACTTAGTAAAAGGCATTTATCTTGTTGCTTCGAGCATGAATGTGAATTCTTGTGTAGGAACGTCTTGTCCAACAATGTTAAAGAACACTGTAACCTCAAATTCATTCAAATCTGGTCTTGGATCTACTTCAACTACTACATTATCTATTCGAGGTTCAAAATTTTCAAGTGTAATTTGAATTTGGTTCTGTATTACAGACGCAGTACCAAAATCTACAAAGTCAAATAGGCTATCACGTACCTCAGATCCCAATGCAGAGTTAAAAAACCTCTCAGTAGGGATTGTTTGGACTAAATTTCGTACAGATTTCTTAATTGCATTCTCATTTTTGAGAATTGTAAGATCTTTTGTGACTGGATGAGGGGTAAAAGACAAACTTATGTCCTTAAATGCCCTTGAAATCCGCTTTATTGCCATATTAACAAGAGTTTTCCTGTTTTATTTATGACACTTTTTTGTAAATGTTATTATTTATCCTAAATTTGGTTCAATTTCGTCTTTTTGACTTCTTTCTTTGCTAGTTTTCCAAAAATAATTCTCTTCTGAACCCAATCCATCACGGTCATGACCGTTTTCTACCTGATAATAGACAGTTGA